AGCCCAAGCAAGACCCCGTTACAAGAACATCATTGAGAAAGCAGGGCTAGACTATTTAGGGTTTAGCCAAGATAACACCCTAGAAGCAACTAGAGTTGCGGTCTGGTCATACCTACAGTTGGAGTCGTCTATGGACAAGAAATCACCTAACTTCCACATCATTGATGGGGGTAAAGAACCCTTACTATCTGATAACAACGACACCCTGTATACCGGGTTAGGTATGGAACTAGGGGGGTACTCTTCTGATAACAGTGCCCCTGAAGTGCGGAAAGATTTGGTAGAACGAGACCCTTCAGAGGTTCAAAACTTGCCTGTATTTGGGTACAAAATGAAGACCGTTGTGGAAACAGATGACAACGGCAAAGACATTTTGATGGACATCCCTGTAGTTCAAACTCAGCAGTCTTCTTTAAGACAATGCGACACATGCTTTGTTGCCGCAAACTGCCCAGCCTTTAAACCCTCTAACACTTGTGCTTTCAATCTTCCAATTGAGGTTAAGACTAAAGAACAGTTAAAGGCTTTGATGACTTCAATGATTGAAATGCAGGGTCAAAGAGTGGCTTTTATGCGTTTTGCTGAAGAAATGAACGGCGGATACGCAGACCCTAACGTCTCTCAAGAAGTTGACCGCTTGATTAAAATGGTTAAAGAAGTTAACGATATGGCGTCGGACAAAGAGTTTGTACAAATTACAGCCAGCCGTCAATCTTCAAGCGGAGTTCTTTCGGCTATCTTCGGTGACAAAGCTCAAGCTCTAAGGGAGTTACCTGAAACCCTTAAAGAAGATACAGTCACAAAGATTATCCAAGCTTCTATAGAAGACTGATATCTGATAACAGCAATGTGTGGTGAATGAAACAAGGTTCACCCTGCATATTGGCAAAAAGAAGTAAACCAAGTTAACAAGTGCGTGGTAGGTTTCGCTACGTCACAATAGGTCTCCCTGTTGAGGGGTATTTACACTTTAATAGAAATGGTAGTAAAAAATGGGTTTGTTTTCTTTTGAATTGACCAATGAGTTTGTCTCCGCTTACAAGGATAAGAAGCCACCTTTTGGCTATAGGGATGCTGCAGGGAACTCAGTTGGAGAGATTACTTTTCTTCGTACCTATTCACGCCTAAAGGCAGATGGTACTAAGGAGACTTGGGTAGAGGTGTGTCAGAGAGTCATCAACGGTATGTACTCTCTACAAAAAGACCACGCCAAGATTAACCGCTTACCTTGGTCGGACGCTAAAGCAGCAGCCTCGGCTAAAGAAGCCTTTGACCGTCTTTTTAACTTGAAGTGGACTCCACCCGGACGTGGGCTTTGGGTTATGGGAACACCGCTAGTTAATGAACAACGAAACTCTGCTGCCTTACAGAACTGTGCCTTTGTATCTACAGGCTCAATGACTAAGACAGACCCAGCAAAACCATTCGCTTTCCTTATGGAAGCCTCAATGCTCGGAGTGGGCGTGGGCTTTGATGATAAGGGAGCAGACAAGGACTTCAACATCTATGAACCAAAAGAAACCTATGAGTACATCATCCCAGATACCCGAGAAGGCTGGGTTGAATCCACAGCGTGCCTCCTCAATGCTTACCTCAAGCCAGATACGAAGGCTCCACTATTTGACTACAAAGAAATCCGCCCAGCAGGTGTTCCAATCAAAACCTTTGGTGGAACAGCCGCAGGACACGAACCCCTAAAGAAGTTACACGACCATATCGTCTCTATGTTTACCGGTAGAGCTGGAGAGAAACTAACTCGCAGAGATTTGGCTGACATTGGAAATATGATTGGTGTCTGTGTGGTCTCTGGCAATGTACGCCGTAGTGCTGAACTTCTTATGGGACGCATTGATGACCAGAACTTCTTAGACCTAAAGAACTATGACAAGAACCCTGACCGTATGGCTTATGGTTGGATGTCTAACAACTCTGTAGAAGTATCAGTTGGTCAAGACTTCTCCGCAATCATTGATGGCATCATCCGTAACGGTGAGCCCGGAGTTATCTGGATGGATGTTACTCGCAAGTATGGTCGTCTTTGCGACCCTGAGAACAACAAGGACTGGCGTGTAGCAGGTTACAACCCTTGCGCTGAACAGTCTCTTGAGTCTTATGAGTGCTGTACTTTGGTTGAGACTTACCTTAATCGGCATGATTCTTTAGAAGACTTCAAAAGAACATTGAAGTTTGCTTACCTGTATGCCAAGACTGTAACTCTCATCCCAACTCACTGGCAAGAGACTAATGCGATTATGCAACGCAATCGTCGTATCGGTACATCTGTATCAGGTGTGGCTAACTTTGCAGATAACCGAGGCTGGTCTGAACTTCGTACTTGGATGAAGGAAGGCTACGCATCCATCAAGAACCACGACACCAACTACTCCGAATGGCTTGGTATCCGTGAGTCAATCAAAATGACAACTGTTAAGCCATCTGGAACTGTCTCTATTCTTGCTGGTGAATCCCCTGGCGTGCATTGGGCTTCTGGTGGTAAGTTCTTTAACAGAGCAATCCGTTTTTCAAACAACGACCCTATGCTTCCGCTGTTTAAAATGGCAAACTACACGGTAGAACCTGCTTCTGAATCTCCAGATACAACGAGTGTTGTCTTCTTTCCGGTAAAGACAGAAGCAAAGAGAGCCGAAAAAGAAGTTTCAATCTACGAAAAGGTTGCTCTTGCAGCTACAGCTCAGAAGTACTGGTCAGACAACTCCGTGTCTGTAACCGTAACTTTTGACGCTGAGAAGGAAGCAAGTTCTATTGCCCCGGCTTTGCATATGCACGATGGTGACCTAAAGACGATTAGTTTCCTACCAATGGGTAACATGGTCTATCCACAGATGCCTTACACACAGATAACTGAGCAAGAGTATGAGGACTCAACAATGAAGTTGTTCCCAATTGACCTTTCAGGCGTATATGCTGGTATGGCTTCCGATGCTATTGGTGAGGCTTACTGCACAACCGATGCTTGTGAAGTAAAGTTGATTAAAGACAATCTGTAATTGCTAAAGAAGAAACCCCCTAACCATTATGGCTAGGGGGTTTCTTTATGCACCTGCTGCTTTTGCTATGGCTATGACTTTTGCACTTCGGGGAACTTGGACATCCAGTATTTGACTACCTTTGTATTCGTTCCCTTCCACGCACTCCAATCTTTACCCCCATCGCTCATATGAAAAGCGATTTGGGCATTTACCACAGGGTTGAACAGTTCAGCATTAGAAGCCAAATTGAACTTATCCCGTCTGTCTTCTCCCAATGAACCAAGCATATTTACTTGGAATAAACCGTAGGAGTTGTCTCCTGTACTACGATTACCGTTATGAGAGAGGGGATTACCGCGTGATTCTTTCTGCGCTATAGCCCACGCTTCTTTAAGGTTTTGACCTTTAAAGCCTACTGCCTTTAACAATCCTACCAACTGGTGGTCGGTAAGGTCATCGGCATTAGCGTACTGAGCTAGAGCACGAACTTGCACTTTCTTTTCTACTGCTAGTGCTTCGGCTTGTGTAGGGCTACAGGCTTGTGGAAGACCCACAACGCCGTTAAGCACTACAAACAGTCCTGTAAAGAACGCTCCGAAGACTATCTTTCCTCTTGTTGTTAGTTTCATAATCACTCCAAATAGTCATTAACAACCTCGGCTGCCTTTGACTGCTGGTGACGAATACGGTGCAGATACCTCTCCGTCGTTACGATTGACTGATGACCTAACCGCTCTTTGACCTCGTGCACATCTACCCCGTTCTTTAACAACTGAGTAGCGTTAGCGTGCCGAAGGTCGTGAGTGGTCGGATACCAACCAATCCCTGACTTGTTGATGGCTTCGTTCCAAATGGCTCGCCATTTGCCACGAGGTAGATGGCTTTTGCTAAGGCTTTTGCTATTGCTTCTGCTAAGGCTTCTGCTATGGCTTTCGCTATCGCTTCTGCTATGGCTTTTGCTAAGGCTTTCCCTTTTGCTAAGGCTTTCTACTTTGCCCTTTCCCTTGTCCTTTCTATAGTGACTACGGTATTCCTTTACCGCTTGCTTACAGGCTTCACACCGACAACCGCCCACATTGTACGAATACGCTGTTGCGTGTTGGAATGTTCTGCTTCCAACGGTGTAAGGCTTCCCTACGCTTGTCGTAGGGCTTCCTATTTTACTAGTCTTCTCAACTAACTGCTTTGAGAAGACTAATTCTTCTTTTGATAGGGCTTTTGTCTTTACAAAGGTCTTTATCTCTGCTACGAGCTTCTCAGACAACACTACTGTCCGCTTGCTACCGTTTTTGGTGGCTGGTACTACTAGGAATCTTTGCACCTCGGAATGATTTTTGTATCCCACATCGCTGACAGTTCGTCTTACATAAACCTCTCTTGATTGAAAGTTAAAGTCTTTGACTCTGAGTTCCGTGGCTTCTCCGTATCGGCAGCCAGACGCTATGAGGAAACGAGCCAAAAGACGACTACCTTCTGTTGGAAGTTCTTTTAGAATCTTCTGAAAGTCTGCGGGTTCTAGCGTGTAAGTGGGGTCGGGCTTTGGTACGGCTATTCTTATGCGGTGGGTGGGATTGGTGGCTATCGCTTCGTCATCTACGGCGAGCCTGAACAGAGAGCCTAAAGAAGTCTTTAGGTGTGAGAGGGTGCTTGGGCTTAGACCTTTGCTTGCGAGGTCATCTAGTAATGCTTTAACATCACGCTTGGTGATTGCGGTGATGCGCTTGCTGCCTAAAGAAGGTTGAGCATACTTCTTTAACAGCGTGCCGTAGGTCCTTCGCGTGATTACACGAATGTCTGTGTTGTTCATAAGTTGTTCAAGATAATTGTTGAATGTCTTTTGATTGTCGGGCATTAGGTTAAACTCGCCTTCTTCCGCGAGTAACCCAGCGTTAAGTGCTTTAGCCCTAGAGTTGTAAGTGCCTACGGATTTGACTTTTCCGTCTTGGCGGTAATAGGCGGTAAATCGCCCTTTGCGTTTGATTGCATAAGCCATAAGAACACCCTACCAGCGAGTAACTTATGGCGCAAAAAAAGACAAAAAAAGGGGAACAGATTGCAAGTTGCAACCTGTTCCCCTTTTAGTTTATTTTATTTTTGTATCTTCTTTTGCGAGCCTATGCAACCAAGTGTTGCGTTCAGCGTGTGTTTTCTTGCGGTGGTGATTGGAACACAACACTACGCACTTAGCAAGTTCCTTCTTTAGCAGGTGCATACTTACACCTTTGCCTACTCCGTTGCTAATGTCAAACTTCTTTGAGTGTGCGTGGTCAAACTCCAACATTTCTACATCAGTTTCACCACATACTATGCAAGGGTGAGTTCTTTTGTAGTTATAGACAAACAGCCTTAGTTCTTGGTTTTTGTTTAAGTGCTTCTTCCTACCTGCTTCACTTACACACGGCTTACATCTGCCTTCACGACTCGGCTTACGCCCTTTGCGTTGTCCGAGTTGGAAAGAAGATAGTGCTTTCTTCTTTCCGCATTTACTACATTGTCTTTTGCCTTGCGCTTCTAACGCTAATCGTTTTGCTGTTCTATCAGCAGAAGTCTTGCGCTGTATTGCTTGGCATTTTTTGCACCTTGAACGCCGTCCGTATTTACCTTGTGAATACTTATTGAAGTTCTTTAGGGGCATTGAAGTAAAGCAACCTATACAGGTTTTGCTTTTGATTTTGTTATCTCCTGTCTTTGGGCTTGGCTAGTTAAGTGCCACCTGCTACACAGGTTGCACCTGTAAGTAGCACACGGCTTCTTTCTAGTGTTATTTAGCCAATGGTTCTTCCAAATAAGATTCATTGCTTTTTCTGCTTTGTATCTTGTTGGATAGGCTGTCTTCTCTTGGCACTTCACTTATTGACACAGTTGTAACAGAACCACATCACAACTTCTTTAGTACCTTGTATGTCCGAGCCATTTGCTCGGACACCTTCTTGCCCACAATCGTCACAGACCCATAGTTCATCTGCTTCGGTGAGTTTGCGAATAAACAATTCGCCCATTTTTATTTGTCCTTTTCTAAGAAATAAAGTGCTTCCTCAAACGCTTCGCCAGTAGTTCTTCCACCACCTACTGAAACAATTTTTCTTTCGTTGTCTATTAAAGAAACTTGCGCCCCTTTTTGTGTTACTTCTACCTCTACTTCGTAAGTCATTACTTATTCCTACATTCATCTCGTAGTGCTACTTGAAGGGTACG